GGAACTGTGAAACGATCATATCCTTGATCTAGGACACCTGATACAGCGCCACTCTGAGCGGTCAGGGATGTTTCGGTACCAGAGTTACCCGATCCAGTGACATACACGCCATCGGATCCAGAAATATCATCCAAGGTAAATGTTGGAGATAGAGCACCATTAGTTGGGACGGAGAAACCGACTGCTCCACCTCGTGGTCTGAATAAGTCTATGGTTGACTTATCAAAAACAGTGGAGCTAGCACCCTGAGACGTTTGGACACCGAAGTATGCATCTGTTGGGTTAGCCAAGTTTCCGTCCGACGCGCTAACGCGAAGAACTGGTCTTGGGAACTCAACCGAGGCTGTTACCGCGTGGTCGTTCTGGGCAGCGTTCGAGGATGACACGACAAAGATTGAACCTGACGACGCGGCGACGAGGTCGTTCATCGAGCCCGAGCCGACCGATGCGGAGAGCCAGCTATCTTGTCGTCCAGAAACGTGCTCCGTAATATCAATGTACTTAACAATTCCCTCGAAACCGAACGGAAGCAAGCTTGGGTTTGTGTTACCAGCATCGACATCTGAGTTAATGCTGACGTAAACGTAGTCGGAATTGTTGGCATAATTACCCTGCTTTCTGTATCTTCGTTCGTCCTGACGCCACTCTAAGTAAGAGTCGCCAATCTTGCGACCAATGTAGTTAAGGGAGTTTGGATTTAGGTTACAGTTATTGAACTGCTCAACCACCCTCACTACATTATCACTGTCGCTTAGGTGCCGAATTACAACCGAGAAAGAGCCGTAAGGATCATCGTCATTTGTGGAGCGCTTAATATCTTGAATGGATACTTTAAGATTTTTGTTTGTCCAATCACCTGCCTTGCCTCTCGCAACAAACTTAAACAGCTTTGTTGGTTCAGATGATGGAGAGAGCTTGCAGCTAATAATGAACGGTGTCTCAGCAGCTTGTGCTTCGTATTTAAAGTCATCGCCCTCTGTGGTGGAGTTGTTGATTCTAACAAAAGCTGCCGCGTAGGAAGAATCAGTATCTGTCAAAACACTGTCAATGTGTCGATCAAACGTCTCGCCTAGGAAGTAATTCTTCTCATTGGCGGCAGTCGTAATCTCGCCATTTAATAGCTGCGGATTTGTGTTGAGAACCTTTCGAATGTACTTCGAATCATTTTGATTGAAGTTAAATGTAATGGTGTCTAAAATAGTGCCCGTGCTGTTCTTGATAAGTGCCTTGAATTCTTTCGATGAGTTGTTGGTAGAAAGCATGACCATGTCAGAACCTGTGATCGCCAAGCCCGAGTCAACATAGCGCAATAAGGTGTCGCTGTTCTCAAGAATATTGCCACTTAGTTCTAAACTAACGCTATCCTCAGCGTATACAATGGCGCCTAACGCACCTGTCAAGCCCATGGCAGCCGAAGATCCGGTTTGGAACAACACGAGCCCCCAGGCTCTTCCGCTTGTGCCGGCGTCCCATCCGGCTTCACCGCCACCCGACGCATTATCAGTCTCTGCTCCAAGCAAGCGAATGTAAGTTAGAGGAGAACTATTGCGAAGATAAGCTTGCGCGGCATACATGCCATATGTTGTTGCTGTCGTGTTGGCGCCCTGGCGCCAAACATCATCTCCAGAGTTCCCTGGGCTGGGGGTACCAAAAATATTTACAAACTCTTCAAAAGAGTTCACTGTTGTTGGTCTTAGGGCTGGTCCCTTCTCGGCGCGTCCAATAATAACTGGTCCAATGCCTGCTGGCGAGGCAGGGAGCTGTGAGTTATCAATTTCGTTTACGAAAACGCCGGGGGATACAAATCGGTAATTCTTGACTGACATTCGTTCGGTTCTCCTACATTGCGAAAATGTTCAAAGTAAATAGTGTTAAATAGTAGGAAGAGAATTATTCTCTGTAAAAACCGTCTTTTATGTTTTCGGGGATATCCCCCAGTATTGTTCTCTCTCTGCCGAGTTTTATTTCTACTGCGTTCTCGCGCTTAACAATCTTTGGTCTTTCTTGATTTTCGCCCTCTCCGATAAGATAACCAAGAGTTTCAATATTAATATTGGTTTCGTAATTCCTCTGCTCCATTCCTAGATTGGCTTGATTCGAGTTATTAGCAAAACTACCATCAATAAATATTTCGTAGTAATGCCCCTCGGCTTCAATTCGCTTTGGAGTTCTAGAGTTGCCCGGAATTGTGATGAACGGACGAATAAGCTCATTCATTTGCTGCTGATACTCAGTTCTGATAGATATTTCATACATTACTTTAACCCAAGTTGGGATTGGCATCGTTATTGTTTGATATACTGTTTTAGCGGTTGGCATGTTTCTTTTGTTAGTGTTAAACATTTTACTAGAAACATCGCCGTCAGCCCCATACTTCCTATTGGCTGCGGCATTTTGAAACTCAGCGGTTTTCTTTTGATTAATCTGTCTAGCAACTGTTATGGTGCCGCCCTTCTCATCATTAACTGGATATAAGTTAGCAAACACAGTTCCTCTATAGTTCGGCTCTTTAGTTACGCTGGATCTGTTGACGGTTATCAACGGAAGAATCAAAGTTTCCTCTTTGTCTCTCAGATCTTTATTATGTTTTATCTGGAATGCACGCTCGGCTGTGACCCAGAGAACCGGAACCTTTTTAAATCCATCGTTAGTATTGGTGAAAAGGTTAAGTTCTTCGTCAATAAACCGAAGCATCGCTCTATCAATCGTCTCTAGAGACGAAGGCATAAATTCTATTTCTTGAAGCTTGGCCGCAACCTCTTTATCTCCAACATAATTGAATCGCTGGGTGCGCTTGTCTTTTATTTGCTTTTCAGATCTTTTGCTGTTGGACATTTAACTATCCTACGTAAATGCCGGCTGGGACATTTTCAAGAACCTTCTTGGTCGAATCTTGTAGCGTTGAATCGATCGTGGCCAGCTTATCATAAGTAGTATCTTCAAGAATAGTTTTAAGTTCCTCTCTCAACTGATCCATTTCAGTTCTGGCCTGAGATAGTAAGTCTGAAGCATTAAGCGTTACGGACTCCCCGGGGATAGGAACACTAGAAAATTTTCCTCTTATTTGTCCTAACATTTCTTTTGTTAGAGCCAAGGCAAATCTACGAATCCATTGCTTACCAATGGCATTAATGTTTTGATAGGGAATATTCTCAAACGGGAGGGTGTTTAAGTTGTTGACACCCCCGGTACCTTCTTCACCTCGTCCGGTTTCTTGCCAAGCCTCATACTCACCATCGATGGAGAACTGAACCCAGAAATTTTCTGGTGATGTTGCGTCTGGTTTTGGAAAAATTCTTAAATTGTTATCATGGATCTCATATGAATAGTGCGAGACTCTTGTCCATAGAGCATCTTCATAAGCCATCGCTTGAAGCTTGTTTTGCCAAGTAGGGACAATTTCAAAAGTAGAGTCGTCTGCGTACTGCCCGTAGGTCCTCATGTTTCCTACAACCGAGAACCCCCCGTAGTAGCCATAAAACCTCCACATCGCGCGCGGTGTCTTAAAGAATACTTTTCTAATAATAATTCTTTTATCTTGCACCTTTCCATAATACGGC